ATGACTACTAACCTACGTTAAAAACGTGGGTTTTTTTATTTTGCTATCTTTACAAATATGGATAGCAGTCAAATTGGATGTTTAGCTGAATATAAGTTTGCAACTACCGCAATGGAACAAGGCTTTTATGTTTCTTTTCCTTTACTGCATACCTCAAGATATGACTGCATAATTGAAACGCCTAAAGGATTGTTTAAAGTACAAATTAAATCAGTTCACAATCATAAAAACAGAACAAGAGTTTTTTTAAGAGATACAAAGAAAAACTCATACAGTAAAAAAGACGTAGATTTTTTTGCTATTTATTACAGAGACAAAGACGGATTCTTTATTTTGAAAAATGACGGCAAACAAAAATCATTTGAATTAACATCGCCTAAATATTTAAAATTTTTTAATAACTTTGCAGAACTTTAAATGTTTTCAATTTTGTTTTCCAACGAAAAGGCGTCGCAAACTAATGTGACGCTTTTTTTTTATCTTTACAAAAATATTTATAATATGAAACTAAAAATCAAACAATCTATTTTAAAAGGAGACAAGCGTTACAATGAGGGCGATGTTATAGAATTAGACGCAAATACTGCTGATAACTGGATTAAAAAAGGTTTAGGATCAAAAATATCTAAAAAGAAAGAAAAGCAAAAGTTTGAAACAAAAGAACTAAAAGTTGAATATAAAGAAATCAAATCAGATGAGGCAAATTAAAATAAACGCAACTACCGGGAATGAAATATTAACGGCGCAAAATGTTAAAGACTACGTTCGTATTGATACAAGCGCAGATGATAATTTAATTACCGCAATGATTTCTCAGGCTCGAATATGGTGCGAAAATTATATTTCTAGAGATATTGTTCCAAAAAATAGAACGTATTACTTAGATACAACAAATGGTTTGTTTGATTTACCTTTTGGGCCTATTGCTAGTATATCAGAAATAACTATTGACGGAACGGCTACAACTGATTATGAAATACTTGGTTTAGATAATGAAACGATTGAACTAGATGGTGGCTCTGCTGAAAAAGTAAAAGTTACATACATAACAGTAGGAATAAATGATTCTTTAGTAAAACAAGCGATGTTGCAACTTATATCGACTTATTACGACAATAGAGCGGATTTTACAACTGAGCAAAACGATGTCGCAGAAATACCAACATCAACAAGACAAATTTTGACGTCTTATAAAACTATGTTTATTTAATGGACGCCGGAAAACTAGATTCTAAAATAATAATAAAGAGATTGGTTAAGTCGCCTGATGAATTTGGCGGTTATAATTCTACTTTGTCAGAAGTTGCGACTGTATGGTGCAATTTAAAGCAAATTAGCGGAGATATAAGCGACAAACTAGGTAAAAGAACGCAAGATGTTCAGATTGAAATAATGATGCGTAAAAACACCGCAGATTTAATTCAGTTAGGGGATATATTTACATTAGAGGGCGGTACAAAGAATTATCGTATAAATGAAAAGTATGAGTTTGATTTAGATTTTTATACTAAACTAATAGCAACAAAATCTGAATAGAATGAATATTAAAATCGACCAATCAGATTTGGCTCAACTTAAAAAAAAGTTAGACAATTTAAGAACATTTGATAAAACAACTCTTTCAAATGAACTTGGAAAGACTGGTGCCGATATTTCAAGAATTGCAAAAAGAGCTGCGCCGGTTGATAAAGGTACACTAAGGCAGTCAATAAGGTATGAAAAACAAGGCAAAACTGTTGAGGTTATAGCCGGAGCAAAATATGCACCTTATGTAGAATTTGGAACGGGTGCTTTTGTAACTTTTGACGATATGCTAGAACTAGGAATACCAAAGAGTTATGCGGCACAGTTTAAAGGCTCAAAGCCAGGTTATATGAAACCTCAGCCGTTTTTCTTTGGCTCTGCTAGAATAGGATTAAAAAAATTATTAACTCGTTTAAATGGCGAAATTAAAAAAGCAATAAAATAAGATGTTAGAGGCGATTCATTATGTAAGAAAATCAATTATTGCAAAATTAAACGGCAATGTTTTAATTAACAATGTCGCCGTACCGGTTTACAATCGTATTCCAACAGACGCAACCTACCCATTAATTAGAGTTTATTCAGTTTCAACAGACGAAACAAACCAAAATCAACAATCGTTTATAACCGAAACAATTACACGAATTGAATGTATTTCAAAATTTTATTCAGATGATGGCGGACAATTAGATACTAATTTAATGGTATCGCAATGCTTACAAAAACTCAGAACTAGGTCAGCAAACTATATTGATTTATTGCCAAACGGATTTAATGTTTACACAAGTGAAAACAATGGCGTAACTTATTTAGAAGATGATTTATCAGATTCAACTTATTTTAGAGGAATAATTGAACTATCAAATAAGATTCAACAAGTAACTCCGGTAATTGTTTCATATACTGATCCTCTACAAAGCGAGTTGCAACTAGAGTACAGAAATCAATATACAGATAGAATTATAGCAGATGGAGGACAATATGAATCTATTGAGTGCATTGAAACCGATATATTATACAACCAATAAAATAATAAAAAAATGGCTAAAATAACTTTTTCAGCAAAATTTGACAATGTAACTTCGGATTTACCGAGAATAAACAAAGTCGTAGCAGCTGATATGAATGAAATTAAAGAATCAGTAAATGCTTTGTATGATTCGCAAGGTGGTTGGGTTGATTATGAGGATTCGGCAACAACGACAACTCCAATAAATCTAACTGCAAATGTTTGGACAGATTTAACAAATGACAAGGCCGGTAGCGGTACAATTACAACTTATAAGCCTAGCTTTGTAACTGGCGACTTGTGGAACTCAGCCTCTAACTCTTTAGATTTTTCTGAAGTTGGAGCCGGTAGAATTATGATTGTTAGAAACGATTTCGATATAACTGCCGGAGCATCAAATACAAGACTTGACGCACGTTTATATTTTCCTGATACCGGAAAAACTGTTGAATTTATGCACGATAATATTGCAAACAACAATGATTTAGTAAGGTATTCAAGAACTACCCAATTATTTACGCATACAGATATTTTAACAAGTGGTTGTAAAATTCAAGTTAGAGTTGATAAATCAGGAGCAACTGCAACAGTTGAGAACTTTTTAATTACGCTTATATCTCATTTCTAAAGCAAAACAATGCGACAAATAAACAAAATCATCATCCATTGTAGCGCAACTCCGGAGGGTAGAAAAACAAGCGCTGAAGAAATAAAGAGTTGGCATTTAGAAAGAGGTTTCTCTGATATTGGTTATCATTATATTGTTCATTTAGACGGATCAATTTCCTATGGTAGAAACATTGAGAAAATAGGCGCACATTCAAGAGGTCAAAATAAAATGTCGATAGGCGTTTGCTATATTGGAGGTTTAGACGAATGTTTAGATCCTAAAGATACTAGAACGCCACAACAAAAAGAAAGTCTTTTAATCTTGCTAAAAACACTAAAAAAATTGCATTCTAAATCGGTTATTTATGGCCACAGAGATTTTAGCGAAAAGGCTTGTCCAAGTTTTAATGCGTTTGACGAATATAAATATATTGAGTAATGGCAAAGAAAAAATTTAAAGACACTAAAGTAGGTCAATTTATACTTAAAAAAATACCTGGATTTGTTGGCGATATACTTCCACAAAAAGGAGTTTTAGGAGTTGTCAAAAATTTAATTGATAACGAGCCTGAATTGACAAGTCAAGACAAGATACAGTTGCACAATGAACTGATTGAGTTATATGGGTTAGAAGTTGCAGACAGAGATTCGGCTAGAAAAAGAGAGGTTGAAAAGGCCAAGTCAGGAGGATTTGATTTTATGTTTAATTTAACCGGTGTTATTGGTTTAGGCGCTTTTTCTTTTATTATTTATGCGATTGTTTATTTACAAATCCCGGAATCTAACAAAGAAGTTTGGATTCATTTGATTGGAATTTGTGAAGGAATTGTATTATCAATTTTCGGTTATTTCTTTGGCTCTGCGGTTAGAAAAAACAACTAACAACTAAAGTGTTTTAATTTTTGTATTTTTGTTTTTAAATTACAAAAATATGTCGTTAGCGGATCAAGCAAGTCTTTTACTTATACCAACCGGTTACAAATCACAAAAAGTTTATTCTATATTTCCTACTGATGGCGATGGGGATTTTGACTTTTCACGATCAAGTAGCGCCACAAGAATAGCAAAAAACGGATTAATAACAACTGTTGCTGCAAATGTGCCAAGACTAAACTATCCTTTAATTGATGGTGTTGTAAATGGATGTCCTAGTTTATTATTAGAGCCACAGAGGACTAATTTACTTGAGTATTCAGAAGATTTTACACAAGGTTGGTCTACATCAAGAATAGAATCTCCTTATATTGCAGATGTTTTATCTCCAGATGGAACTTTAAATGCATATACTTTAGAAATATCAAGTGGACAAACTAATGGAGGTGGACTTTTTAAAAGTGGTATATCTATAACTGGGGATAATAGTTTATCTGTTTTTGCAAAGAAAAAAAATGCTAATTATTTAATTTTAGGAGATACTGGACTTACAACTAATGCAGTATATTTTGATTTAGAAAATGGAGTTGTAGGAACTACATATAACGCAACTGGAGAGATACAAGATTTTGGCAATGGTTGGTATAGATGTACAATGAAATATACTTTAACATCGTCTGGTTTAAAATTTATTTACTTATCTAATATAGATGGTGAAACAATTAACGGTGTTCAAGGTGGAGATAGTATTTACATCTACGGCGCACAACTAGAACAAGGCTCTTTTCCAACAAGCTATATCAAATCTAATAGTGGAAGTACTACCACTCGTAATGCAGAAACTTGCAACGGAGCGGGAGATGCAACTACGTTTAATGATTCAGAAGGTGTTTTGATGGTGGAGATTAGTGCTTTTGACAATACAGACACTTCAAATAGATTTATTTCTGTTTTAAACGGAACGGATTTGCTTAATGGATTTTTTATGTTTTATGGTGGTGCAACAAATAGAATAAGATACCAATGTAATACTTCATCAGGAGGTGTTAATTTATTCACAAGTGATTTTAATTCAGAAAACAATAATAAAATAGTTATTAAATACAAAGCTAATGACTTTGCTTTATGGATTAATGGTTTTGAAGTTGGAACAGATACTACAGTTTCAGGTACTCCAACAGGATTAGATAACCTTGCTTTTAATAGGTCAGGTACTGACAACTTCTACGGAAACACTAAACAAATACAATACTACAATTCAGCATTAACAGATAGCGAACTAGAAAAAATCAGTTCTTGGACATCTTTTACAGATATGGCGACTTCTCAATTATATAGCATCGAGTAGATATGGAAAATTGGAAAGACATAAAAGGATACGAGGGTA